TATACACTCAAAAGAAAGCCCAGTCAAACTGGGCTTTGGTATGTTGCACTGCCACAACAGTTAATCTGCGTACCAGATTTCGTCAAAGCCTTCTTCTTCAGTAGGTAACTTCAAGCTGGATATCATGCCCTGCATTACATTCCAGGGAATGTTCTTGCCTGGACGGCTGGCGAGCCTACGCTCCAGTTCCGTATGAGAAGGAGTGTAGAACACCACAGCCACAGCATGATAGTTAGGCAGCATGTTGAACTTCTTTCGACGGCTGGCTACAGTAGTACTGGTTTGGTCCCAAATAATGTCCTGTCCTGCTTCTCTGGCAGCAACCACTTGATCTGCCATCAGCTCCACAGCAGTAGGCATGTAGTCGTTGAACACTTCGTTGTAGGTCTTGCCTTGACGTTGTGCTTCTTGTTCCACGAACGCATCAGTGCTTACTATTGCACAATTTTGAGTCCAATCTTGATTCTTGATCCAGGTACTTTTACCTGATCCTGGCACACCTACTAACACATACACAGTCGGCATTATTGTTCCCATCCTAGTTTAAATGTACGCCAGTCGTCCACGTTGGGCTCTTCATTAGGCTGTGCTTAACTAGTAGATTGGGACTGCGAAAACGTTTGGTGTCATCAAATCCCATCATCACACCAACTTCAGTTACAGCACCTGATCTGCACAAACCAGCCATGCAATGCACAACCACGTTCATGCGATTGTCTAGTGCATGTTGTAACAAGCGAACAATTTCTTCAGCTTGAGTTTGGGTAATCTTGACTTCATTGGGCCACTTGTCATCACGCTCCACGTCCATGAATTCAAACTTGTGAATCTCTCGGAACTCATGAGCAGGAGTGGGCCACCATGTGGGACATGGATCCATGATCTGAATCAGCATGCTGTTTGGGCCAGCTTCGTGATGGAACCGCAAAGGGATGTCGGCGGCCGCGACGTTTTCAATCCAGGGCATGTTGTTCTCCTAATGTAGTATTATAACACGCCCGGGATTTATTGGTCAACTAAATGTTCTAGTGGCCCGATGTTGACGTTTGATCTCCACATTGGACTCTTTTAACAAGTAGTCCAAGCCCACTTTGCCTTGTTCAATTTCCAAAAGTGCGGTTACTGTAGCACCATGTCGATTTTCTTCAATTCGAATGGCATCACCTCGGTGTAGTTCTCGTACTCGGCGTGCCGCTACCAGCACTAGGTCGTAACGATTACCAATTGCTTCTACTGCGGCCTCGTTGCTGAGTCCGGCTGCGGGATCTTTGGGTGCTCTCATTCTAGGTCCTTTGGTGTAATACCGTTGCTGTGTCGATCTGAAGTTTTTTCTGTATCCTGGAACAATCTCTGTTCCTGAATGGTTTTCTCCCCGAAAAACTTTCGAGGATTGCCACACATTGCACAGTTGGAATCACCGCATGTGGTGGCATGTATCTTGGCCAGGCGATGTTCAGGCCCTGTGGGGAAACCGTGAGCTTTGGCAATTTTGCGTTGTTTTGCTATAGCAGATTGCTCTCTGAGCCTGCGTTGCGAATTGATAAATTTTGCTAGTTCGTTACTCATTGCAGTGTTTGTTGATATACCTAATATATCGCAATCTTCTTTAATGATCAAGCGTTCGGAGACGTCCAATCTACAGAATTTTCTGGAACTTCAATTTGATTAACTATTGTAGCCAAAATGCCATCAAAATTAGCCACCATGTAATCGATCCAGAGTTGAGCTGATTCCTCAGTAGGCCACGTTCTATAGGATGTCCTACGACCGTCGTTGTTTTCTATAAAAAGTGTTAACTTGCTGTCGAAGTCTGGAGCAATATTTTTTGCCACATCTGGCAGCCCTTCCATTTTTACCGTATATTCTTCACCAAGTTCGGCCGCCTGTGGCCAGTTATATTTAACAGGCCAAATAATTTTAGTAGCAATCATAATAATATCTCCTATGCAAATATTTATCTAAAAAATTAAAGAAAGCCCCAGGGCGAACACAAAACATTGACAAAAGGTCTTGTGTCGCGATCCGGGGACGTATTCAACATTTTAAATCAAACCTTCTGCAGTTAGAAACTGCACTGCATCTTGTGCAATTGCAATCTCTGTACGAACGTTGATTTCCAACAGCTCATCTTGCAGTTTTTGCTTGGCTTTCTTTGCAGTAGCAGCCGCGGTTCGGAAACCCCGGATGTCTTCCGCAGTCAACACACTAGTGTCAACAGTACTAGCGTAGCCGTAAATGCTACGACGAGAGTCGTCCTTGCTTTCACGAAGCTTGGTCAGTTGACCTGCAACAACCACTGCATCTTCACGAATCTTTTTGCCGGCTAGGCCGTTGTAGAACTGCACCTGCTTTTCCAGCATGGCTACGTCGGCCAATTTGACATCAACTCCAGCACCTGCGTTGGCAGTGCTCACAGCCTTGCGTATTGCGTACATCGCATCCATCAGTTGTGTGCGGCGGGCTAGATTTTCACGGAACTCTGTGGCAACACGAGCAATTTCAGATTCACCGTGTTGGAATTCGTTGATCTTGACGTCAGTGTTGATGTCAATGTTTTTGACTGCTTCGCCAATGGCCAATTGCAGTGCGTTTGCTTTGCGTAGAGTAATTTTCATTTGTTGCCTTTTGATTGTAATGCAAGGGTGGTAAGATAAAAGTCAAGTAACAGACAGTGCAAAATGCAACGATATCCGGTTAAGGAATATCACAAGCAAAGAACAAAATTCAAAGCACAGGGGTCTATGTATTTCCAATTATCAATATGCATTGTATTTTGGAATTGGAGCACACAAACACGATCGTTTTTCAGACGATTGCCATTGTAGATTTCAGCTTTATGGGCTGAACTTGGCATGAAGCCAAGCAAGTCCGTTCTAATCTACTTTTACCTTACCGGCCAATGCATTTCTGCATCAGCAAAAACTAATTGTACACTAGACTCAATTAAAAGTCTAGTGTATTTGGACAGACTCAAGCAACCTTGAATCCTTTGAAACGGTCAGCCGCATAGCTGGCAGCAAAAGCGTATGGTTTCACAAACGGAACCACATTGCAAGTGCCTTTGATGTAGCCCACAGCTTGACTGATAACACAGCTTGAGCCATAGTGTTCGTCGGGGTTGATATCCAAGTGAACTTCAACATGGCGTCCTTCCAGAACTTCAGCCAACTTCAAGTACAGTTCCGAAACTTTATACACTTCGGTCATGAGTCTCATAGCAGGTTTTCCGGGCTTTTGATCCCACACACGTTCGCGATGTACTTCACCAAAGATCTTGCAACCGTTGTTGCCATTGATATGAACCACAATGGCCAGCACATAGTCAGCATGCCATTCGCTGTTGACTTTGAGTCGTTCTGAGTCGCAACCCAGATAGATTTTGGTCTCCGGGCCTTGTGCTTCAATAAATGCCTTGACTTCTTCTAGGTTGATTTTCTTCATACTACTTCTTTCAAAAACTTGGTGCTCCAGGTGGGACTCGAACCCACAAAATCTGGATTTTGAATCCAGCACGTATACCATTCCATCACCGGAGCTACTGTAATTTATGCACGAACTCGCTTGGCTGCGCCGATTCGGCTGGTCTTGTTCCAGTCGTACGCAACACCATCGGGACACAGTCCGTTCTGTATGCTGTCTACGCCAAAACAGCCGCACACTTCAAAGTCAGGACCTACAATAGTCACAAACTTGTCTAGTTGCTTGGCATACGCCATTGCCAACTCCAGATTGGCAAATTCTTGTTGATTTATCTTGTACATGTGTTGATTATAATGTATTGGGAATTTCCTGTCAATAAAAACTGCAAACAATCCGATATCTCCAGAAGCGTGTGTGCGCAATCGGTGCGTATATGAGCCTCTCACTCAATCAACTTTCCAAGCAGATACATCAGCGCCACTTGGGGTTTTACCTTCTGCCAGAGTTTGTTGTTTGCAAAAATGGTAGCCCCTGCAGGATTCAAACCAGAAGAGGCTATAGTTTGGTGCCCAGGGCGAGACTCGAACTCGCAGCGAACGGCTTCTTAGGCCGGTGTGTATGCCATTCCACCACCTGGGAGTTGTTTGGTAGGTCATAACGGTAACGATCCGCTGTATGTGCAATGTCAATGCACCGCTCTGCCTTTGAGCTAATGACCTGAGTGTGCTGACTACTTGTCCTATTGTACTCCGTCAGCAAAGGAGAATATGGTGCGCCAGGTGAGACTCGAACTCACAATCCTTTCGGCACTGGCTTCTAAGACCAGCATGTATACCATTCCACCACTAGCGCATGTTTGGTGTCCTCAACAGGAATCGAACCTGTATCTAATTCTTAGGAGGAACTTGTTCTATCCATTGAACTATGGGGACTTGTTTATTGTAACATCAACGTCAATTGACGTCAACTACTTCTTGCAGACTGTCTCGACGAATCAAGAATCTGCGAGTCTCGCCCTCACGCCGTACACTCAGAAACTCATGTCCTTCTAGTTTTCGAACCATTCGGATGTTGTCGCAGATGTAGCGCTCAAGTGTGATCTTGTTTTCAAATAGTCGTGTTTTATTTTCCATCACTGTGTCCTTTGCACTTACTTATTGGCGGAAAGCAGAGGAGTCGAACCCCATCCCATTTCTGAGAACCTGGTTTTCAAGGCCAGTCGCAGGACCATCCCCGCTGCATTACTTTCCGTTGTTTTTGGTCTCGGTAGCAGGAATCGAACCTACGCTCGAACGTCCCAAACGTTCAGTGATACCATTTCACCATACCGAGACAGACTTAACTTGGTATTATATGCGGTATGAATGGAACATTTCTAGGACCATATGTTTGTTCAAAAAGCTTTTTAGCTTCTTGTACATTAGGTGCAAAGACTTTTTCTTTCTTTTCACCAGCTGGTGTTCTAACTGTTGTTTCATACATTGGCATATAATTCTCCTAATTGGATGCGGGGGACGGATTCGCACCGCCGATCTTCAGGTTATGAGCCTGATGAGTTACTACTTCTCCACCCCGCGTAATTCTTTTACACACTACTTATCATAATATACACCGTGTGTAATGGTGATCTTGGTGGAGGATAACAGAATCGAACTGTTACGAAGACCTTGCAAAGGTCCCAGGCTCCCATTACATCAATCCCCCAATATTCTTTTGGTGCCCTAGGAGAGACTCGAACTCTCAGCTTACGGCTTCTAAGACCGCTGTGTTTACCAATTTCACCACCAGGGCATTTAACTATTATAACAGAAAACTATTTAT